GAAGACGTCGCGGAGGGGGACATTTCGATAAAATGGTCCCCCACGATCAGAAGCCGTCGCCTTGCGCTCGCTGATGAACTCAATGCCAGGGCCATAGACGCCGATCGACGCGTATTTCGGAAACCTCGACACCGACCAGTGGGACTTCGGATTGCGCCTATGCTGGAACAGCGCGTCGGTGAGATCCTCAAAATAGATGTTCACCGCGCGGATCTTGTTCAGCTCGCGGTTCGACGCCTTGAGGCCGTGCCAGTCATAGCCATCGGGCGTCGAGATGCGATTGAGCAGCGCCACAAAGCGCGGCACCGACTTCATCGCCGTGGCGTCAAGCAGCTGTGCACGTACCTGGCTGGCACCCTGCACCGGCGGGCTGTCGGGCGACGTCCAGCCGCCATACTGCTGCGGCAACGCCAGCCGCGCACAGGTACGCCAATCAGTCTCGTAAGGAATCCGGTCGCTCTTGGCCTGCTCGTAGCAGGCTTTGACGGTTTGCGGGTCGATCGCCATCAGATCGTCCCTGACAGCAGCTTGGTGGCGGACCCGAAACCGGGGGAAGCTCCGAGCCCGCCCGTCAGCAGCGCCGTTGAGCGACCGCCGAACTGGGAATAGTAGCGGCGGCGCTCCTCCTCGGCGAGCGACTGCACCTGCTCGTCGCTCTTGGACGGAGGCTGCACCACCTTCGGGGTTGGAGGAGAACCGCCCATACTAACCCCCTAAACCGCCATGACGTCGTAGTCGACAATGGCGCGGCGTCGCGCGCTCAAGGCGTTCTGCGGCGCGTTCCAGACGTTCTTGCGGGTGAAGCGCTGGGCGAAGGTCAACACGAAGGCGTCGGCCCGATCAGGCGAATAGCCGATGCGCTTCTTCATCTCTTCCTTAGCCTCGACCTGCAACTGTGTGCCGCCGTTGCGAGCAACCTTGTAACGCAGCTTTGTCAGCTCGGAAAACAGTTCCGTGTCGCCGGGGTCCAGGCAACCACCGTCATACATCCACTGGCGCGCCGCCACCCACCACTCTTCCCGCAGTCGGTCATAGAGCTGCGGCTGGGCGCTGCGCGACCCCGGATAGACCTCAAAAACCTTGTAATTCCAGTGGCGTAGTGTGTCGATGACACCGGCGCCGGAATTGCCGGCATTCTCGACGACAATCGCATCCGGCTTGTAGGTGATCGCCCATTCGGCGACTTTTTCGGCCACCTGCACCGAATCGAGCCCCTTAAACTCCCACACAGGCCAGGTGCGCCCGTCACGTCCACGCCGGCCGAACAGGACGGTACGGTCATTGCCGTAGCGCGCCACGTCGACGCCGAGCACCAGTGGAGCGTTATCGTCACGCCACACCTCGCGCAACTGACACTCCGACACCAAAGCGGTCGGAATAAAGCCGTCAAAAGCGACGTTAGGAAACTGTCCGTAGACGCGGACTTTAGCTTCGTCACTACCGTCGCCGTATTTACGGATGATATCGGCAATAGCTTCCTTGTTGGTGAAGCTGACCTCGCGGCTATCGACGCTCTGGTGGTAATACATGTGGGCGTATTTGCCCTCGCAGCACTCAAAAAACTCACCGTCTGGCCGCGTAGGATTGCCGAACTTAATGATAAAGGGCTCGCCGTCAGTCATCGCCCCTTCAATAATCTCCATCACCTTCTCGTCGATGCCGGAGGCCTCGTCGACCAGCATGACGACGGCGGATTCGAGATTGTGCAGGCCTTGAAAACCTTCCGGCGTCTCGGTGGAAACCGTCTGCGCGTTGAACATGTAGTTCTTGCGCTTAATTTCCTCAGAATAAGCGGCGAAGTAGAACTGCGTGGCGGTCCTGGCGAACCAATGCTTGTTAATCGCCATGTCGTGCCACTTACCAAGCTCGGGAAAGGTTTTCAGCTCGAGCTGCGCTTGTGTGTTGGCGGTGACGACGCCGCGGCACTCCGGCCGCGTCGACATAAAGAACAAAATCAACCAAGCGATCAGCGTCGACTTGCCGACGCCGTGGCCGGAGGTCACTGCGGCGCGGAAAACCTTGTAATCAAGCCCCATTTCCTGACGGACGGCGTTTTCCGCCATATGCTCGCCGAGCTTGATGAGGAAAACCTCCTGCCATCGCTCGATGATGCGCGGCTGGCGTGCCGGCGGCCACAAGGGTCCATTGCGCTCACCCCACGGAAAAGCCGCCTTGACGTAGCCAAGTGGATTGTAGCGGAATGACGCAATGAACTCAGCGAGCTGCTTCTCGGTATCGGCTCGAAAACGCGGCCCGGCAGGCACCTGATGCTACCTCACGAAATGGTTCCGAAGATCATGCGCGTCATCGACCTGCTTCGGCAAGGTCGCTCCCCCACCGAGGCCTGTCGCGACACCATGGTTACATGGCACAGCGTTAAGCGTTATTGCGACAAGGACGAAGACCTGAAAGGCATGCTGATCGACGCCCAGCAGGAAGGCTTCGACACCCTCGCCGACCTGCTGCTGACGCTCGATCGCGACCCCTTCTACGGCCAAAGCGACCCCGCCATGCTCAAGGCGATGAGCGACAACATCAAATGGTATCTGGCACGCAAGAACCCGGCAGGCTACGGGGATAAACAGACGGTGGACGTCAATATCCGCGCCGATTCCGTCATCTTAGCCGCCTTGAACGCTGCCAAGCTGCGAGCGCCGCCGATGCTCGAGCTTTCTGCTACGCCAGTCGTCACGCTCGACGACGAAGCGCTGACGATCGAAGACCTCCGCTAAGGCCGCATGCTTTTGTAGGGATGCCCAGCCGGCAGCAGGCTCTGCAAGCCGCTGCCCCAGGCCAGCCAGCCCTCCAGCTGCTGCCGCTGAAGGGTCGTGAGCAGCGTGGTGACGAACACATGCCGAACGGCGCCAGTGAAGAAAAACGTTGCGCTTTCCATCCTCGATCCGATGCGACAGCCGCCGGTCGTTGCCGTATTGATGCTGATGGTCGAGACACTGGCAGGATTGGTCGCGCTGCCGTCGAGCCAGCCTCGCATCGTCGTCCCAGACCATTCGCCAACGGCAAGGTGGTTGCCGATGAAACTCGCGCTCGTATCGTCAAGTTGAGTATTCGAGTCACCGATGTTCAGGTGCCCGATACCACCTGTCGGATAACCTCCCACGTTGCGAGAATGGATTCCCTCCTGGCCATAACCGAATAGAAAAAAGAGGGGGCCGGCCGACGAGTTCTGGGAGACCATTATGGCAATGTTGCCCGCCGTCGCGCCAGTCGGCAACGCCGTAAACGCCGTCGTGGCCAAGGCGTTGGTCGTGCCGTTGAACGTGACGCCGGCGTAAGCGGAGTTGTACGACGTGGCGCTCCACGTCGGCCGCGCCGTCGTGGCACCCGTCACGGTTACGCCGCTGATACGGTCTTTCCATGAACTGATCGCCCCGGCGCCGTCGTCGGTCATGTTGGAGGTGCCGTGGTCGTCCGCCGACCACCAGGCTTTGAGCGCAGGGCCGAGAGCGTATGGGGTCCATAGAGTTGGAACATCAACGCCGTCGCGCATCAGCGTCGACAGCGCGTTCAGCTCCGGCTGCGCCTTAGCGGCGTTCCAAAAAATCACTCTGGCTATCGAGCCTGTGATGACAGAATTCGCTACCTGTCCCTTGCCCAGTCGGAGAACAGTCGGTGCCGTGGACGGTAATGTCCCCGCCGTGTCGGCCGGCCCCGCAATTCCGTTGCAGGCTGCCAGGAAATTGTTCAAAGCCCAGCTCCCGGCAAAGCCATGACGGACGTTCAGCACTCCAGTACTTGCTTGGCCGGCGTTTGGGACCACATTCGCTTGAAGGACGCTGTCTGTGCAAACAAGGCTTGGAGCAGCCGTCGTAACAGCAATCTGAAAAGCAACACGAAAGTTGTTGGTGGCGTTGTCAAAATGGAACGGGTAGCCAGTGGCTGGCGGACCAGCGGTGTTAATGTAAGAACAGGCAAAAGCGCCAGCCGCGTTGGCGTTCATGCCAAGCGTGGCGACGGAAACGGTAATATCGACAGTAGTCGAAGGCGTCAGACCCTTATTGTCGAGCGTCGATCCATTGAGATTAAAGGTGGTGAAGTTGGCTGTCGTCTTCTCGGCGCCGTTCCAATAGTAACGCTGACGAATAAAATCAAAATCGGCGAAGGCGCCAGGAAAAGGAAATAGCACGATCGGCTTCAGCAGATCCGTATGCATTCCCTCATCGGCAAGCCACTGGCGGACCATCAGCCCGTCACCACCGTCAGCTTAGCAGCTGCCGTACCAATACCGGTAACAGCATTAACCGGCGAGGGCCGAGGCGCCCAACGGGCGCCGGGCTGCAGCTCAAAGCAGCCAGCGGCATTGGCCGCCGCCGTGCCGCCCGTCTCGTTAATCCACCAGGAGGCCGTACCGGGGTTGGAGATATTCAGCAGCGAGCGGTCGGCGTTCGCCGCGGCAATCGTCTGAGATGCTCCCGTCGCCGAGGCTATCGAGGCGTCGGTGAGCGTCATACCGACCGCCGCAGCGCCCCGCGCGGCTGCCGCGGCGGCATCCGCCGCCGCGATGCTCGATACCATATCAGCGCCGGTCGGCGTCGATTGGGGCTCGTCCGGTCCCGGCATGATTAGCTCCCTTCGTCCCAAGGCCCCGATAGCTCAGGTGCCTCTGGCGTACCTGCTTCGTAGACACGCATACCCTTCCGAGCGCGAGGACCAACCTCCTGCACACCATAAAAACCCTTTTCCTCTTCAGTCAGCTCGGGCTCCTCGTCAAAAAGCTCGGCAATGATCCCGAGTTGCAGCTCGTATTTTGCCCACATCTCACAAGCTCCCAAAAGCTGCCAGATACCAAGCCGAACCGTCGTAACAGAACTCCGCCCACTGGTTAGTGGCGAGGTTCTTCAGCGCATGGGTAATATTGAACGCTCCGCCGCCGGTGCGAGTTAGCCTAAACTTGGCCCCGGCCCGCACCCCTGTTGTGGATAGCGTCAACGCCCGGTCGGCCGTCAGCGTGCCGGTATGACGCACCTCTTCTGCATGGACATACGGCGTCAGCGTAAACGCTGCATTGGTGTTGATTGTCGTCAACACCTTGTCGCTGCCGATAACCCCGCCGATGCCGGATTGAAAATCGAGCAGCACATTGCCGGGACTGTCGGTGCTCCACGTCACGCGCGGGCCAAGCTCGATCAACCCGTCCGTCGCCCGCACGGCATACTCGGTGCCAGTGCCCGAATATTTTTCGTAAAGCGAGCCCTCGCGCGCCACAAAGCGCGCGCCATGCACACCGGCATGCGCTGCCGTATAAGTCGAGGCGAGCGCGTAAACGCAATACCCTGTAGCGGTAGGGTTCGACAGGTCGGCGCGATTGCCGACGCATTCGATCCGCCCGTTGGCGCCGGTCTGCAGCAGCACGGTGTTGGCAAAGCGCGCCTCGCCCTGCAGACGCCCGTAGCTCATGAAGATGTCACCGCCGGCATCAGTGACTGTGGTCAGATTGAGAAACCCACCACCGCTGCCGTCCAGCTCGTCGACATGAGCACTAACCGCCGTCTTGTTCGTCGTATCGCGATTGTACACGTTGAGCAGCGGCACATTGGCCGTCGTTTTGGCAAAACACTTGATTGAACCAAACCGGTAAAAAGCCTGGGCTTCGTCGGCCGGCAGTCCGTAATAAGGGACCGAAATGCCAGGACCGCATACGTCGATGCGGTCGATTGAAACGTTGGTGCTTTCCAGCATGACCGCCGTCGCCGCCGACGCGTCGGCGCGCACGTTACCGGTCACCGATCCGCCGCTGACGCCGATATGCCCTGGATGCATGTCGAAGATGGCGTTCTCGGCATCGATGCAGTGGACCGAATTGAACCGTCCACCCCGTCCGGTCGGCGCCACCAGCGTGGTGTCGCCAATGTCCCAGCTCTTGCCTGCCACAACGCCGTCGCCGTCCATCGTCAAGGTATGACGCACACCCCGGCCCGAGATATCGCCAAACTCGAAGTTGTCGCAGCCGGCCGAACCACAAACATAGCCGCTCGGCGTACCATAACCAGTACAATCGAACGCGCCAAAAGACGAACAGATCTTGAACTGGAAACCCCAGACCCCGGTCTTGATCACCCGGTTGCCGGGGCTGCGGTTGACCTTGCAGAAGGTGCAGTAAATGCCGTCCTTCGTCAGCGAGCCGTCGAGGCGCTCAACTGTTACGTTGTCGAACGTAACTTGATGGTCCCACGTCGTATTGAACAGCGACGCCCAGTCGGCCGTGAGGTAGCTCGACAACAGGCCGTTGTTCAACGTGACCTGCGTGGCGCTGTCGATCGACTGGATAGTGACAAACTCCGACTTACAAGAAGTAGCGTCGGCTCCGAGCGCCTGCTTATTGCGCTTCTTGGAAATGAGACAGTAGCGGTTGCCGGCAACGAGGCTCGCCGTCGACACCACCGTCAGCGTGGTATCGCGCACCGCTGCATTAGCGTTAACCGTTGACTTCCTAGGAAACGTATCGGGACGGATATCAAGGATCGGTCCATTGGCCGTCATGTAGGCGCTATAGAAATAGACATCCTGCAAAATAAGGTGCTTGGCCCCCGTAAACGGCCCTACCCGATTATTCGCGGTCGCAAAAACGATGCGCTGATCGCGGCGAGCCGTTAACGGCACACCTGCATGGGCAGCGCAAGCCATGCTGGCCAGCATCGGCGCATCACTCGCCGTCGTGCCGTTGGTTGCAACACCCCACCAATAGGGACGCACAGCCTGGCTACCAAACGATGAGCCGAGCACCGAACCGGAGCCATAAAAAATCTGATTGTCGCCAGCCTGAACCGGCCCGTTGAGCGTCAGCGTCACGCCGGCGTCGATCACAAACCCGCCACCGCGCTCGATCGCAAGACCAGCAGCCAAAACCGTATTTGCAGTAACCCTGATCCGCTGAATCCCAGTCACAAGAACAACAACACCGGCAGCGACAGCTGCTGCATCTGTTGCGGCTAATGCTGAAGTATCATCTGCGACCCCATCGGCGGTGCCACCGTAATCGGTAATATTTTTTGCACCTAATTCTACCCAAGGGGCGGAAGTTTCATTAATCAAAGCAAACGAATCGACCATTTCAAGCAAACGTAAGCGAATATCCTCCGGCGAGATCGCCTGCGTATTGTTGTCGGGCAAAGCCGATGTAATCTGCGCGACCATCTGCTCGCGCGTTAATGGCCCTGACATCATCATCTCCATTAAAAAGGTCGCGAGCGGGGCGGCGCGCGCCTCCCCCGCTCGCTAGCGCGCTTAACGGGTCAACGTGGCAGAATCCCCGTCAGGCAGCGGTCTCGACCGGCGCCACCGTCGTCTGCATCATGGTGGACCCCGGGTTCGTCATCTGCACGCGTTGCTGCGCGAGTTCCTCGAGCGAAAGCGAGCGCATCGTCTCCGGCACGATTGGCTGCGGCAGGTGCGAGGCACCCTCGGCGCGCTGCTCTGCCATCTCCTTCGGCGGCGCTTCCGCCGACAACATGGCCACCTCGATGTTGGTCCTGCCTTGGGCGTCCTCGGCGGTACGGCCCTCGGTATACTCGAGACCGCGCGCCTCGAGGAACTCCTCTTTGGTGGGTGCCTCTTCTGGCGGCGTCGGCTGGCCCGCCATCAGTAGGGCCACCTCAGCGAGCAGCTGCGCTGCAGCGGGAGACTCTGCGGCGGCGAAATCTGCCGCATTCGGCGCCGGGATGCCGTTGGCAATACGCCTTTCCGCTTCCTGGAGCGCAGTAAGGCCTTCCTCTGCCTGCTCGGTCGGCTCAGCGGCGAGATCCTCGGGCGGAGTCTCCGCTGGAGGCTCGGACGCCGGTTCGGTCGGAGGATCGGTATAGGGCTCGCTCATTGGTCCCTCCATGGTTTGGTGCTGCACCCAAAGCTACGCCCTGACAATCGGCATAGCTAGAACCTGTTTCTACACCATCGTCGGTCAAAACCGGTTCCGCTGCGCGAGCACGTAATCGACCTCAAAGGTTTGGCTGGCGGCGGCGCGCGAGTGATGCGCGATGACCGGCGTCAGCAACGTACCCACCGAGACGGCATTGGCGAGCGGCGTGCCGACAACTACGCCGTTGCGCTTAAACGTCGCCGTGCCACTACTATTCACCTCAATCCGCCACGTCTCGAACACATTGATCGCAGGCGAAATCCCGGTGTTCTGATGAGTGGCGTCAACATCCGCCTTGACGCCGCTCAGCCACCACTTGTCGGGATCATCCCCTCCCGTATTGTAGGTCAGCCCGACAGCGTCCGTTGCATTCGAGGTGAACACGTTGCCGGCGGCGATCGTAAACGGCATTTCCAGCGCGCCGATCTGATCGGTCAAACCGACAAAGCAAGCCGTGCCGGCGATGGCCGACATGCGGAAGCGCACCTGCATGAGCAGGCCACCAAAGCTGGCATTCCATTGCAGATAATAGTCGAGCTGACAGCCATTGGCCGCCATAGTGGCCGCCGCAGAGGCACCCGACCGCAACCGCACAACCCCGCCACCCGTGGCCGACAGGATCGTCGGCAAAACACAGGCGGGATCGCTGCCGACCATGCCGTTCCACTGATCGCGAAGCACATCGCCGTCAAAGTCGTCGAACATCGTGAACTTTTGGATGTCGAACAGAGTCAGCGGCGAGAACCGCGTATCGGTATCGTTGCCGACCTCCGTCGTGACGCTCAAAAAGGTATTACCGCCGCCCCAAGGGCCGGCAACCGACGAATAGAGCCCGTAGTCGCACGTGTCGAACTGGTTGTTCTTGACCGACTCGAAGGCGACCGGCGACTGAATGCCGTAGTTGCAGTCGATGCAGAGGTTACCGGTCGCGGAGAAAATCGGCACTTCGTCATCCAGCGCGATGCCCCGGTCGAACCCCTCGATGACGTTGTTGGTGATCAGCACACGGTTGCCGGGGCCTTCGGCAGTGGCATCGTTCACCAACCAGATGCCGTTGCAGCCGGTCGTCGCCGCTGCCTGCCCCGGCCCCTTCAGCGTGTTCCCCTCGACCACGATATTGTAAGGCTGCCGGCGGTCCCCGCCGATGTCATTGTCAAGAAAGCGGATGCCGAAGGCGGTCGCCTCTGTCAGCGTGATCTGATTGTTGGCAATGATCTGGTTGACGGATTTTTCCTCTGAGGTGATCGCCGAGCCCGGCCCGGAAATGCGGTTGCCAAGCACCCGCACGTTCTCAGCGCTGCCAATGGCAATATGCGCCGTCGCGGTCGTGCCGGTCAGCACGTTGGCAAAGCGGTTACCGCTAATCAGCACGTCGTCGATGACGCCGCTCGGCGTATTCAAAGCCAGCGGCTCGGCGTAGCAGTCATGGAAGTAGTTGTTGACAAACTTGAGCCGTGACTGGGTGGAGGAGGCGGTATTCGTCTTCAGCCAAACGCGATTGATATGATGCCATTCGCAGTTGCTGACAGTGAGGCCAGAAAAATTGGTAAGGTCACTGGCAGATACACAATGGATAACGCCGGCAACAGTCGGCTTACGCCCATCAATATCGACGTTGTCGATGACAAGACCGCTACCGTTGTTGCCAATCGACCAGAGCAGCGTGTTGCCGTTCGTCCCGTCAGCCAGGTGAATAGCGAAATCGCGGAGGGTTATGTTGGCGTTGTAAGCAGAAAACAGTGTGCGAGTGCCACCCGAGGCGTTGCGCACCAGGAGGGTAGCTCCCGGCTCTCCGTGCATGAAGAAGTCGTTGGAAATGCTCAGCGAGCGGCCCGACGCCGTGATGTCGATCAGCCAAGTGCCGGCGGGCACAAACAGGTTGGTGCCGCCAAGTGCCGCAAATGCAGTCGTGAAAGCCGCATAATCGTCGGTAACGCCATTGCCAACCGCACCAAAATCCCGCGGCGTGACAAAACCGGTACCGGAAGGACCAGGAGGACCAGGAGGACCAACAACACCCACCTCGCCGATCCCGGCGAGGCTGTCGACCATCTCAAACAGGCGGGAGCGCACGTCCTCGGCGGAAACGGCCCTGGACTGGTTGTCGGGAATGGCAGCGGCGATGCGTGTCTTCAACTCCGACTTGGACAGCGGAGTAGTGGAAGGTGGGGACAGCGGAATGTCCATCAGGTGACGATCGCACGATCGGTCACGCGCCGCCAGTTGGTGCCGTCCGAGAACGCCGGCACTGCGCCACCCGCCTCGTCCGTCACGTAAGCCATGTTCCCGGCGGCAGCAGCGGCAGGCAGGCTGGCCTTGGCAATGTTCTGCAGGCGCAGTGGCACGAAGCAGGAGATGGATGCGTCCGTCATGATCATGGCCTCGACGAGCGCGGTGCTCGAGGTGACCATGAACCGCCACCAGGTGCCCCCGCCGCCTGCGCTGTTCGTCATCTCCGCCCAGATAGCGGCGCGCAGCATCGGTGGCGGCGGGCCGCTATCGTCGCCGCTCCACGCCTGCAGGCCGCCGAGCGCCGCATCGGCACCGGTCCAGCCGCTGTCGTTGGCGGTCGCGAGAATGTTGAGAAAGCCGCGCCTTGGCTTGATCACGCTGAGGTCGCCTCGCAGCAGGGT